CATGTACTTCGCGTTGAAGAACGTGCTCAGCGGCATCGAGATATTCGGTGTGGACGCGCCGTCAAAATAGAAATTGATCGTCGCCGTGTCGGCCACCGTACCAGAGCCCCCAGCGACCGCTATGGAGAACGCCGACATATAGCCCACGCCCATGTAATCGAAGAGCGTCACGGTCGCGCCATTCGCAATCGGGATGTATTCCCCCTTCGCGTAATCCGACGTCCCCGCAGGCTTGCTCATGGACAGCAGGTCAACCAAGTTCACGTCCTCGGCGCGCATCGTCGCGGTGACAACCGCCGCCGAACTTGCCGTGATCGCCGACCCGGAGTTCGAGCTGGCCGTGATCGTGGTGCGCGCGAAGGTCGGACCCGTGGTGTTGTAGGTGCCGACACCAATCTCCCAGGCCGACCCGTCAGTGAGCACGTATGCCGTCGTGTCGGCGTTGCCCAGCCCAGCGGATGCGAACGACTGGAACCCTGTCGCGGCGGACCCTAACGTGATCGTGCCGGTCCCAGGCGTGCCCGAGACCGACATGACCGCACGGTCAAGAAGTTTGAACGACATCCGACCAACCTCTTAATTCGCGGTAATCGTCCAGCATCCTGCCGCGAGGCCGCGCTGGAAATGATCCGCGAGCCGACGCTGACCGTCGCGAGTTGTCGCATTGACCGTCTTGAGACTGTCGATGATCACGCCGCAGGGTTTACTGACCGGCTGGTTGATCTCGCAGGCACTTCCCTGAAGCGCGATCCCAAGCGCCGCCACTGTTGAAACAACCATCCACGGTCGTTTGCGCAGCGTCTGCCCGACCCTGCTCAATGGCGTTCGCATCGTTAATTTTCTGGATTTCAGCATTGACACCCTCCTGGTACACCCTGTGCCACTCGTACAGGCCGACAGCCCCGACCGCTGCGATCACCCCGGCGTAGAGCCACACCCGCCAGGGGACCAATCCTAGAAGCGCGAACGGCATGTCACGTCCCCTTCACTGAAGCCGGCGCGGCCACTTTGACGTCCGGGAGCGCCGGGAGCGCCGCGTCCGCCTGAAGATCAACCGTCGCCGTGGACGTGCCCGCGAGCGCCGCCGCCTGCGCCTTGGTGGCGACCATCGCGATGACGCCCGCCGCGACGCCGAGCAAGGTCAGGCCGCCGAACACGTACTTGACCCATGAGAAGGTGTCCTGGAGACCCTGCACCTGTGACGCAGCCTGTGAGGCCACCGTGCCTGCGCCCGTAGCCGCCGTGGTCATATGCGCCGCGATCTGGCTGACCACGGGCGGCTTGATGTTGGCGACGTTCGCCTTAGCCGAGCCGTTAAGTCCCGACAGGTCAGGGGCCATGGGCACGGGCGCGGCGTCCTCCCAGGATAGCGCCGTCTTCTGGACATTGGCGACGCGTGCGTGCCAGCCAGGGCCGAAATATTTCCACGTCGAGAGCCGCTGAAGCGTCGCAAGCCGATGCGAGCAGATATTCTCGATCAGCGTGTCGAGATCATGCTCGGTGCCAACCGCCGCGATAACGTCCATGGTCTTGACGCCCAGCACGCCATCGGCGGTGACACCTGGGTCGTTGAGCGCGGCCTGGAGCCACTTGACCGCCTGCGACGGCCCTGAGTTGACCGCCGCGTCGAACACCGCCAGATCGACGCCGCTGGGCAGCTTGTCACCCTGGATCGTGTCCCAGTACTGCGTGCGGTAAATAGTGTCGCGGTCCACGTCGGGAATGTTGTAGACGTCGAGCGGCATCTTGCCCTGGGCGCGCAGCCACGCGTTGTAGGTGCGCTGCGTGACGCCCTGGTTCGTCTTGCCGCCCGGATCGTTCGGGTTGTTGACTTTGCCTCCCTCATAGACGAGGACGCGGGCAAGGGCGCGTTGGAAATTCGTGTCCATCAGTGTACTCCCTACTCAACTCTCGGTCACTGTGCTCGCGGTTGTCAGTTGTGGCGTCACGCCGCTAGCCACCGAGATGTTCGGGGTCACGGTGCCGGTATAGAGTATCTTGCCCGTGCCGCTCGACGCCGTACCAATCGCGAAGTTCGTGATCGTGTTGGTGCCGCCCGTGCAGGCGGGGAACGAGACCGTCCCTGCTGGAGAGACACTGTTGGCCGTGACGGTAAATCCACCAGTCGTCCTGGCGACCGCGACACGCGCATAGCTCGTGTACGACGCCTCGCTGGACGACTGGTTACCCGCCGCAGTCGGGTCCGCTGTGTGCAGAGACAGATAGAGGTTCGTCAGCGGCGACGTCGCGGTATTATCCGCGATGTTGGCGATGTTGACCGCGTTGAAGATCAGTTTGAGTAGATCGTTGTCGAACGTCGCGCCCTTGCCCATATCCCTGCTCCTGTGCTCCTACGCCAGCGTATCACTGGTCACGGAAGTTTCCAAACGTCGTCATGCCCCGAGCCGCGAGATTACGCGGGGCAACTCCGAGGGGTGTGTTCAGAGCGCGCGCCATCGCGGCGTTCATCATCTGCTCCTGCATGGCCTGTCCGAACCCCGCGATGGGCGGCAGCTGCCCTGGATGATCTCGCTGGAAGTCCTGGCTCGCGCGCTCCCAGCGCTGGAACATGCCCTGATCTCCACGCTGCTCTGCCACCAGCAGATGCTGCGTGATGTTCTGCGAACGGATTTCCGAGAGGTTCCGCTCGCCACTCTCGACACGCTTGGCCTCGTTGTATTCCTGCTCCTTGGACCCTTCGAGACCCAGCACCTTCAGCGCGATGTCCTCGGCGCTCGCGGTAATCGGCAACGGCGTCCCGTCTTTGCTGACAAATCCGCGCGTGCCAAGTTGCACCGCCTCCGCGACGTTCTTCAGACCTTCCGGGGCGACGCGGATCATGCCGTTCATGACGTCGCCGTTGGTGAAGTCCCGGATCGCCTGTGCATAGCTGAGCCCCACGCCCACGGCCGACCCACTCATCGACTTGAGCCAGTCCTTCTCCGCGTCCTCCAGTTTACGCTTCTCAGTGAGCATCATGATGGTCGTGGACCCCGGCATGATGGTGCTCTCACCCGCACGCGACAGATCGATGCCGCCCGCGCGCGGAACACCCCGCGCGATGATCTCTCCGGCGTCCTTGCCGAACGTGTCCGCCAGATAGTTGCGGAACGACGCCTGGATGTCGTGGTCATCCTGGCCCGTGGTCCAGTCCGCCAGCCGGTCATAGACGCTCGCCGCGACACCCACGAAGGGTAGCCCGAGGGTGCCCGCCAGCGCCGTGGTGGCCGCCAGATGCCCGAGCATGAAACTGCGCGCGGCCGGGTCGCCCTTGAACGCCTTGTCCGCCTCGCGGTAGAGCATCTCGGTCATGCGAATTTGGAAACCCATGAACTGGTTCACAAGCGGGCCTGCCGGGCCGAATGTGCCTTGTTTGCCAGCCTGACGCGGATTGCCGAACGGGCTCCAGTCCATCTGGGACTGCTTCACCTTGTCACTGACGAAGCTGTGCAGGTCGCCGTCCTGCTCGGGCCGATGCAACGCCTTGGCCGCCAGCGCCGTCATGACGCGCGGGATCATCTCCGCGTAGAGGCCGAGCGTGCTGGCGGCGTGCAGGGCGTGGGTGATATGCCCGAGCCCAGTGACATCGTGGCCCATGATGCTGTTTGTGAACGCCCCCTGGTTGAAGTCGCCGTTCGCCGCCTGACGCATGATGAAATCCACGGTCCCCTTCGGGATGCTGGCGTCCTCCAGATACTTCTGCCGCAGCGCGAAGCTGGACCACTCCTTGGTGTGGATCATCGCGCTGACAATCTTCATCGTCATCGGAGTGGCGCGCGCCAGTTCCCTGGCCGAGTTGAGATAGCCGTGCGTGCTGCCCAGGCGCGGGAGCGACAGGGACGGTATCTGTGTCATCAGGGTGACGAAGTAGGCGGGCGACATGCCAATCTGCACCGCGTGGGCCAGTTTGCGCACCGTATCGATCCCCGGAGACGGCGTGTTGGTCATGCGCGAAGCTTCACGCAGGATCATCTCGTGGGCCGCCTGGGTGTACGCCTCGCGCTGGTCCTGGTTCAAGCTCGGGTCTCTGTTGATCGCCTTGATCTGATCCTTGATCGCCGCTGCCGCCTTGCCGGTATCTCGCGAGACCACCATGCCCGCCAGCCCGCGCGCGTTCGAGAGCGAGCTGGTGTCGAACGAGTGGATCATGTCCGCGTTGAAGCCCTGCACACCCTCGCGGCGCTGGTAAATCTTGGTCAGTGAGTTGTCAGGGATCATGTCCATGAGCGCCTGCCGAGCGTCACGCTTCTGCTGGTCGAACGCAGTCTGGAGCCGTTTGGCAGTCACGTCATCCAGGCCCTCGGGCATGTCGGGCTCGGCGGACTGGATCGCCTCGATAGCGCGCTTCATCCACACAGGGCTAACCTGCTTGTAGATGTTGAGGTCGTCACCACGCCCCACGGAGACCGGGCTGGTGAAGACCCCCTGCCGCTGCATGTCCTCGAACACTGCCCGCGCCCGCTCGGCCTCCGCTGGATCGCGGAGCTTGACGTAGACCTGATTGTTCTCCGCGTTGTGCATGACCGTGGCGTCACCGAAGCCCTTCGCTTCGAGCGCCGCCTGGAGCTTGCCAACCGCCGCCTGATCCGGGAGCTTAGTCTCATCCAGCTTGATCTCGCCGGCAGCAAAGTGCGTGCCCTCACGACCCAGGTGGAAGTAGGGGCTGTCCGTCATCTGCTTGAGCATGCGCTGGGAGCTGGCCACCAGGGAACTGACCGGCGAGCGCAACCGCGCCAGCTCGCCCAGCTTCACCTTGTCGTCGCCCTTCGCGTTGCCATCATCCAGCTGGGTCTTCAGCTTGGTGGAGAACTCATCCAAGGATTTCAGGCGCTGGTTCAGCTCACGCTGCATGAACGCCTTCGCCACCGTAGGGTCATCGTGCAGCGCCGGGTTGAGGTGATAGTCGTCGAACGGGCTGTTCTCGAAGCCCTTCAGGCCATACTTGGCATAGTCGCGCTTCACGAGATCGTCGGCGTGGTAGACGAGTTTAGCCAGCGCGTTGAAGTCGTTGGCGTCGTGCATCTTGGTGTACGCGCCCATCGCGGCAGGATCGCGCCGGATCGCGTTGGCCAGAGGCTGCGCATCCATCCAGGCTTTCTTCAGGCGCGCGGCCTGCTCCAGCCCACGACCCTTCGCGCCCTCGGGAGCGTGCGCCTGCCTGTTCTCCTCCCAGGGCTTGAAGATGTCGATCCCCAGGATCGTGTGCTGCATCGCCTTGTTGACTTTGTCCCGGACCTTGTGCTCCAGCGCATGCACCGCGATGGACGCGGACTTGAGCGGCTTGGCAATGCTATCCGCCAGCACCGATCCACGCCCCTGCTGGGTCAGCAGATCACGGATGCCCTGCACCTTGTCGCCATAGTCCTGCGCGATATGGTCGGAGGTGTTCCAGCCAAGGATCACCTGTCGCGCGGCGGACTTCAGGTTGATATTGACGCCGTGCAGCCGTTCTATCCCGAGCAGCCCACGGAAGTTGTCATAGGTCTTCCGCGCCTGCGCGGACGCCTGGGTGAGCATCTCACTGACAACGCGCGGGCTCTCGCTATCGAAGCCCTTGCCGCTATTCTCCCCCATGGCCCGATGGGCCGTGTCCATGATCTGATCGAACGCCGAGCGCACCCGTCCGCCCGCACCGAGCGCCGTGAACACCGCGTTCTTAAACCGCTGCCACATATCGAGCACTTTGCTGCCCGTGGTCGCGCGCTCGCCCTTCAGAAAATCCCTGAACGCGGGGTTCGTGAGGGCCTCGGCCACCATCTCCTTGGGGTTCGACAGACCGTACGCCGCGTTACCCGGCGAGCGGGCCTTGAGCCGGTCATAGATCGCCTTGATCTCACGTCCCGCAGGCGTGTTGCCTTCGATGGCCTTCTGCGTGGCTGCATGCACGGCCTCATGGAGGATAGTGGTCTCCAGGTCCGAACCGTCATAGAGGTTCACGCGACCAAGCGCCGGGTTGTAGGAGCCCTTGACCACCGCGCCAGGGTCCAACGCGCGGTCATTGTCCATCCGCAGGCCCTCAATCGGCGAGAACCGGACGTGCGCATCCACACCATGCTCCAGCATGGTGGCCGCCAACTGTCGCCGCTCGGACGATGAGCCGTTCTGGACGATATGCCGCAGGCTCTCGGAGAGCTTGTTCGTCTGATTGACGATGTTGGCGTGGTCCACGTCGTCCTGAGTGACCACCCCGGACGCGCCGACACGCGGCGTCTCGCCACGAGTGCGCCTGACAACATCCATAAGGCGCTCTTCCGCCTCCTGCTGAGCCGCGATCTTGCTCCAGAGGCCCTTGTCCTGCTCGAACCGGGGGTCATCCAGGGGGCTGTCCGCGAAGTGCTCGTCCTTGACCGCCCGGAGCGGCCGCATGTCACCCTTTTCGGCTGCCTCCAGGGCCTTGGTGACAACCTCCAGCCGCGCTTTCTGCATCGCAGCACCCCTCGCGAGGACCATTTCGGTCTTGTCACGTGGCGTGCGGAAGCTCTCATACAGGTCTGCGTCGCTCGCCGGGGCCGTATTGCGCGCCACGGCCTTCCGGGTGGCCGTCTCCTTATACGCCGCGAACTCTTGCGACTTCCGATCTGGCGTTTTCGACCGCTCACTGAGTGCGTCTTGCAGGTCGCGACCCCGCGCCTCGGCGTCACCGACAGCTGCGGTGGTCGCTTTGCTCGCAAACCGGGGCGCTGGCGCATTGGCGTCCGCTTTCGTGCCAGATTTCGTGAAGCCCCCTCCGTCCGTAGCGCGGGTCAGCTTGCTTACGTCCACGCCGGCCCGCAATTTAGCATCACGGGCAGCCTGTCGCGCACGTTCCTCCGGCGTCGCCGGCTTGCTGAAGTCGATTTCGCCTTTCTGAGGCGTCGCCGCCAACTTCTGGACGGCCGCCTCCTGCGCGGCGATCTTCGCCTGTCGCGCAGCGCGCTGTTCAGGCGTAGACGCCCCAGGCGCGGCCTGCGTAAAGTCGCCCCCCGCCGTGGCGCGGGTCAGCTTGCCTACGTCCACGTCGGCCCGCGATTTGGCCTCGGCCTGGGTCTTCGGAGGGGCCACTTTCGCCGCCTGCGGGGGCGCGCGGTCTAGGTCAGTGAACTTCTTGATCTGCTCAGCCGCCATGGGAGACGGCGTGTCGCCCGTGGCGGGCGCGACCTTGCTCGCCGGAGGTGCCTGGGTGGCCTCCCGCTCAGCCTTGACCGGCGCGGCGGCCGCCTCCGTCTTGACCGCCTCGGTCAGCCGGTTAGCCTCGCGCACGTTCACACCCGAGGGCACCCGCAGCAGGCTCTGCGCCTGATCCACACGATCCAGCAGCCCCATGCGGGTCGTTTCATCCATGTCCTGGCTGGCCAGCGCCGTTCGGAGCTTCTCCAGCGCGGTGAACTTGGGCTGGTATGCCTTGGGAATGTCACCCTTCTGCGGGGCGACCCGCTTGATCGGGGGTTCATCCGACGTGGCGGCCTGTATCGCGCCCTTATCACCCAGCAACTCAGGGAGCGGCTTGCCCATCGCGTCCGTCGCGCCGAAGTGCTCGTCAAGGCGCTCGATCTGCACACCAATGGGCTTATTCGCCGCCTGCCGCGCCGCGATCTCCTTCGCCACGGCCATGCGAACGTCGAGGTTATCCACAACTTTCTGGCCCTGGAGGAATTTGGGCAGCGCTTTTCCGGTCTGCGCGACCGCGCGAACCTGGGCCTCGGTGTCGGCTTGGCTCCGTGTCGCATCGGTGACGCGCCGGCCCATCTCCTGCTGAACCAGCGGCTCACGCTCATCGCCAGCCAGCGCGCTGCGAGCCTTGATGACGCCGACATCGCTCTCGCGGTCAAACGGGGCCGATGGGATGTCCGATGGCGGCCCTGCCTTGATGACGTCCGGGGTGACGACAGGCTGCCCCGTCGCCTTCACAGGCTCGGGCGTCGGCTGGGGCGTGCCGTCCGGGCCATAGATCGTGTTCGCGTCGGTCAGTCGCGGGGTCGCCGCGTTCTGCTCCTGCGCGCGCAGCTCCAGTTCTTGGTTAGCCAGCGCCGCCAGACGCGGGTCTCCACCCTCCTGGGAATGCACCCGTCGCATGGCATTCAGGTGCAGGCTCGGGTACTGCTCCGCATCCGCGAACGGTCGCAGGTCGGGTGCCTCCGGTGGCGGCAGCGCACCCGCGATGTTCGGTCCCTCAAGCGCGTTCGAGGGCGGCGCGGGTGGGGTAGACCGAGGGTCAGTGAGCGCCGTATTCGGGGCCTCGAAGGGCTCAACCTCCCGGCCCGTCTCCACGGGCACCATCTGCGTCGAGCCCGAGGACACCACGTCGGGCGTCGCCTTCTGCTGCTCACCATTACGCCGCGCGATCTCTTCACCCAGCGCCTGGAACCGATCCGGGTCTTGTGTCGGGTCTTTGCGCAGGTTCATGAACTCGCGCATCAAGTCCTGGGGCTTGAGCTGCGTAATCGGGTCCACGGGCGGCTGCGACTGATCCCCCATGGAGATGACCGACTGATCCGTGAGCAACTTCGGCGCTGCGGGTGCGGGCAGACCCAGCGGCGCGGAGGTGGCGGCCTCCAGCGCATCCGGGTTGTTCAGCAGCTCTGGTACGGGGGTCTTGGCAAGATGTCCGATTGCGCCGCCGAACAGCGCGCCGCCGATGCCGCCCGAGATCGCGGACTGCATGATCTCGTTGGCCCGGCTCGCGAAGCCCCGCGCGGGGTCGCCCATGAGCTGGGTCAGGCCCGTGGTCGCCGCGCCCACGGCAGCCTGATAGCCGCCCATGTGGAGCGCGCCGGACAGCATGCCCGCGCTGACACCCTTATTGAGCAGCGCCTCCAACTTACCGGGGACGATGGACTGGAGCGCCGCCTCGGGGATACCCAACGCCACGGCCTTGGCGGCATCCGCCGAGGTGATCGGTGCTCCGGTGTAATCCTCGTTGGTCTGGACGTTCTGGCCGACCGCCTGGGGCAGCGCCACCGCGCCCGCGCCGGCCATGCTCGCAAGCCGCGCCGCGCCGGCACCCGCGCCCAGCAGGTCCGCGCCGCCGCCCGTGAGCATGCCCGCGCCGATGAAACCCGCCAAGGATGGCAGCGCCTTGGCCGCACCGTAAGCCCACCCCGTTGGCGACCATGAGCCTTCCAGATCAGGCCGGGCATACGTCGCCGCCGTGGCGCGCTGCTGATCCGCGAACGCCCTGGCCTTGTCCGCGAAACCCTGCGCGCCAAGCAACTTGCCGGCCGCTTCACCCGCGCTGCCCACGTCACTGAGCGCACCATACGCGCCCGCGCCCAGACCCGCCGTGAGCCAGTTACTCTGGTCCGTGGGAGCCGCAGGCGCGGGGATGGGCGCGTAGTTCGAGAAGCTCGGCAGCGCCGGTGTCGAACCCGAGAGAAAGTCGGCCATCGCGGATCACTGACCTTGCTGTTGCGGCTGCATCCAGGGATTGTTGAACATGGCCCGCGTCCCAAAACTGGTCACCTGCTCACGGTCGGCGTTCGCCTGAAGCCGCAGTTTCTCCAGCTCATTCGCGGGGAACTTCGCACCTTGCGCCGCCGCGTCCTGGTATGCCTTCGTGGAGGCGTCCGCAGTACCCGCCAAACTGTTCATCAGCCGTGGCATGAGTTGCTGCTCCGGCGTCAGATAGTGCTGCATGCCCCAGAGGCGCTCGGCCACCGCCAGCGGTATGCCGGCCACGGCCTGCGCGTGCTCCTGCGGCGTGTAGTTGTGGGGTTCCGTGAACGCGTTCACCTGCTCGGGCGTCCCACCCACCAGCCTCGCGATGGCCGCGTCCGTCTGCGGCTGCCCCGAGACCTTACCGTTCGGGCTCGGGTTCGGTGTCACCGCAGCCGGAGACGGGGGCGTGGGAGCACCCCCTAGGAAAGCCGCCATGCCGGGCGACGACGCCGCAGGCTTCGCGGACCCCGCGTTGCGACCAACCGGGTGCCCGGTCATCGGGTTCGGGGGCGGCGCGGGCGGCGCGGGGAACAGGTTCGACAGTTCCTGGCCGAACGTGGGCGGCGTCACAGGGGGTTGTCGCGTCGCCGGGGGCGACGACATCTGCGTTCCCGCGCCGGGCTGCGGCATGAACGGGGCCATCGGTGGCTGCGGAGCCGCTGCCGCGCCGACCGCGAGAGGCCCCATCCGGCCCGAGATGTACGGATCGAGCAGCCCCGTGCCCGCCTGCGACGCGAAGTTCCCTGGCACCGCCGCAGTGCCCGCCGCGAACTTCCGCACCTTCGGAGGCACCGCCGCCACACTGGTGGTCCCGCCCATATAGCCGGGCGTCGGCCCCGAGGCGAACCCTGGAGCCACGTAATCCGCGCCGTCCATGTAGCGCCTGGGCTTCATCCCGGCCATGATCAGGTCTCCCAGGAAAATCCGTTGCGTCCGAAGCCCCAGAGCATGGGCACGAACTGTTTCTTCTCAGCCTCGTGCTTGGCGTCCAGGACGTGCTGCTCGAAAGACGCCGCCAGCTTCTCGGCACGTTCTAGGCCGTTATCCCCCGCCACGTCCAGGTCTGGAGACCGTAACGCCAGATAGCCGGCCCAGTCCAGCATGTTGAGGTGATGATCCTCGGGGATTTCCGGCACCGCCGTGAGGTCGGGGTTCTTCGGGTCAAACCGCACCAGCGGCAGCCGGATCACCCGCATGCTCACGGTGAGCCCAACATATGGCGCAATCGGCGGGGGATAGAGCCGCATGGTGATCGCGGTCATTGACCCAAGATCGTCCGCGCCGATGCCCTCGTCCGTGTCGTAGGCCACGGGCTTTCCAGGAGGCATGTTGGAGAGCTGCGATGGGTCGAAATAGTAATTGTCGGGTGTGCGGTAGGTGTCGAACGCCGAGTGCCCCGCGCGCGCGATGTCCGCCTGATCCCCTTGAATGCGCACGGACAGTACCGCCAGCACGGACGGGTCGAGCTGGTAATACGCCTGATTGGAGACCGTGACGAACTGGCAGCACTGGGCCGTCGTACGATCCCGCAGGATCAGTGATCGACGCGCGAAGCGCCGCTGCGCCTCATTGATGTAGCGGATCAGGGTCGCGTCGGACCAATAATAATCCGAGGCCCCGGAGACCTGATCGGACTTGTCATGCAGGATGTTATCCCGCAGCTCTTCCAACAGGTCTCCCAGGTTCATGACGCTCTCCGTGGATCAGGCCGCCTTCGTGGCGTCCTGCACCACGCGATACGGATAGCGCAGTTTGGGGCGATAGCCAACAACCCGCAACGTCTGCATGTCCTTGACGGGGGTCAGCATGGTCGCGTTGTTGAGCACCTCGATAATCCCCATGGGCACGTCCGCTTCCTCGCCGGGTCGCAGCATGTACCCACGGCCATTGACACCGAAGAACTGACCAACGGGCGGGATGTCCTCATGCTCTTCGAGGATAATCCGCATCGTCCTCGGCATGCCCTTGGCCTTCTGTACCGTGATCTGCTCAGCCATCGTCGCTATCCTTCGCTGCAATTTCAAAGCTACTGACAAAATCATCCTTGGGCTTCGGGATGATCTTGTCAATGTTCTTGGTGATGAACGCCACGACCGCCTTGTTGGTGCCGAACGTGAACTTCCTGCTCGGGTCTTTCCAGGGGACATACGGCCCCTTATTTGAGCTGTTGTCGCGCTTGTTGTTGGCCTCAATGATCTTCGGGTCGTCCATCTCGACCGTAAAGCCATTCTCCAGGCGCTCGATGCGGATGCAGTTGCCCATGCGATCAGTCCTACATAAATGAGGGGTCGCCTGATAAGAGCGACCCCCAAGCCGATCTGCTGTGGGGCAGCCGGAATTAACCTTCGATGATGAACGTGATCAGCTTGCTGGTGCCGACCGCCGCCGCGCTGAGCGTCACGATCCAGTTGCCGCTCTGGTTCTGCGAACTTTCGCTGGGGACAATGGCGCTGCCCGTGTCCACGGTGATGGTGCCGGCCGTCACGACCTTCAGCGCGTTCGTCGCGGGGAAGCCGTAGAACCACTCCCAGATGATGACGTCGGTGACGTTCACCACCTTGATATGCAGCGGCCGGAAGCCGACATTGACCTGGACCGCGTTGCCGGCCGAGGTGAAATAGCCCGACACGTCCTCTTCGATGCCGCCCGCCTGACGACAGTTGCCGATGAGCGTGCCGGGGCCGGTGTACGTCGCGGGGAACGCCGCGCCATGAATGGATGGATCGATGATGCTGGTGGTCATGGATGTTCTCCTGGAGAGGTAACTGAGTGGGTGCCTCCCACTCAGTGACTATGACGCCTACGGGCTATTAGGCGGTGCAGCCCTCTTCAAGACGAGCCATGTAGGCGTCCTGGAGGATGACGGTGGACGTCCACAACTTCCAGCCAACCGTGCCGCGCTGGCCCAGCGGGTCGCCGGGCGCGGGCTTCGGGTTGACGACCATCGGGGTCATGGATGACTTGCCCTTCAGCGGGACGATGCCGTATGCGTCGCGGCCGAAGATCAGGACCGGGTAGACGTCGATGCTGGTGCCCGAGGTGGACCGCAAGCCGGTCGAACCGACCGCGCCGCCCGCGTCCGTGAAGGGCGCGATGACCGTGCTGGTCAGATACCGAACCTGCTCGACCGCGCCGATCTCGCCCTCGAAGGGGCTGGTGTGCGGGCCGTAGGACGCAACGGGGACGAACCCGGTCATGCCACGGACGTCGCTTTCCAGGTCGGGGTGACACACCGCCATGTAGGCCGCCTCGACCGACTTGGTGTTGAAGTCCGGGTTGGACGCAACGACCTGCGTGATCTTCTTGGCGTTCTGGCGATTGAGGCCGGTGGTGACCCGGCGCTGATCGGTGAGCGTGATCGCCGTGACGATGCTGGTGCGCCCCGAGACGTTGCCACCGTACCAGACGTTGGTGCCGGCCTTGAGCACGTTGAAGCGCAGCGTCTCGACGGTAACCGCCGCCTGCTCGCCGAGAATATCCGTGGTCTGCTGGAGGATGGGGTCGGTGTGGGTGTCTTCGATGACGTCGGTGATCGTGACGAAGTCGCCATACTGAGCGAGCGTCACGGTGTAGTCCTGGTTCGCCAGCAGCGAACCGGACGGCGTCACGCCTTCGACCAGCGGCGTGGTCGCGAGCGGGATGTAGAAAGCCGAGCCGTTGCCGTTGGTGCCCGCGCCATTGTCGGGACCGGCCGCGCCGGCCGCGCCGCTCAGAAAATAGCGCCGAAACTTGGCGGTCTGCGTGCTGTTCGTGGGCAGCGGATAGGTCTGGCCGAACTTCTCCAGGTGGAGGTAAGGCATGGCCCGCTTAAGCATACGCACGACAGAGTAGGCGGCAACGGCGGGGGAGATATCGCCATAAGAAGTGATCGCGACCATGATGGCCTCCAGTTAAGATCAAACTGCGTTGGCGAACGCTACAAACGCCGCGTCGAAATCCTCGGGCGAAGCTTGCTGGACGACCGCCGTCCGTTTGGAATTGACTGGGGCCAACGCAGCTGCCGCTTTCTTGGCAGCTGGGGACAGCTCACTTTCCGTCTTTGCAGGTGTGGCGACCTTGGCAGTAGGAGCCCCGACGCCGCTATCCTTGCGATACCGATTGACAAGGTCTGCGATCTCGTCAACTGTTCCGTCCGAAATAACACGGTTGTACGCTGGCTGTAAATAGGCAGGTTGCTTGCCAGCCCACTCAATCACCTTATCCCGTACATCATCGTAGTCAGGGATGGTGGTGTGGAGCGCAGTCTCATGCCGATCATCGGCCATGCTCTCCAGCATCGCGAACCGAGGCCCCACGGACTTGGCGATCTCCGCGAAGACATGGTCGGTGACCTGACGCGCCTGAACGCGCAGCATCACCTGCGCGGCGCGCATGACATCGGGCCAGTCTTCCTGGAACTTGGTGAGGAACGTCACTTCGTCCGAGGTGAATAGCGGCGTAGGCGCAACCGGCTCGGTCGCGGCTTCCTGCGCCGTGGGCGTAGGCGCTGTCTTCTCATCACCCCGCACGGCCTTCGCAAACTTGGCCAGCAAATCCGCTTCACGGTCAGTGACCGACGCTTCGGTCTCGGTCTCGGTCTCGGTCTCCGCAGCCTCGGCCGCCGCCTTTTCCTCGGGCGTCAGGTCTTCGAGACCCGTTTCCTCGGGGACCGTCGCGGCCGGCGCGGCCTCCTGCGCCGTGGCCACCTTCTCAACCGGCTTGGTTGCAGCCGCAGCCACGGGGATCGTCAGTCCCTCCAGCGGAATGGGCTTGTCGCCCAACGCCGCCAGTTGCTCGAAGGCCGCTCCGAAGTCGTCCATGCTTTCCTTGGTCTCTTGCGCGGTCGCCATTTACCTACTCCACCATGGTTCCGGCTATGGGCCGGGTGATCAGTCTCAGGAGGTTCGCGTACGCGGCTGCCTCCCCCTGCTTCTTCATAAAGCCTTCCTGTGGCACTGTCACCAGCTCAGCCTTGCTGTCCTCCAGGCATATCCCCAGGAGCTGGACTACCCATCCCACCTCCGTTGTTTGCTTGTGCAGTTGGAGCTGCCGGATCAGCTCCGACCTGTCCTTGCGGGTTGAGATTGACATTGTTCAGTCCCTTTTCGAGTAGGTCGAGCACCGCCTTGACGGTCGCGGCGTCCGCCGTGGCCGTGTTTTTCTGCCCCTGCGAAATGTTCTTGAAGGCGTCGGACAGGAGCTTGCGCACCGTCGCCTCCTGAACCTGCTGCCGCTGATCCTGCTGCTGCTGGGCCTGCTGATCCTGCTGGGCCTGCCGCCGAACAGCCTCTTCCTTGCTGACCAGGACATCCCCCATGTCGCGAGATTTGATCCGCACCTCAATGAGTTTGCGCGCGTCGATATGGATCATTTCCTCGGGCTTGAGCGTGGCCGTGAGCTGATCCGCCTGGATGCAGCGCATCTCCTTGGCGATCAGTGACGTCGCCCCGCGCGCGATCACGTCGTAGTCGCCCTCGGGCGTCTGGGCCACGTTCAGCTTCTTGTTGAACTGGACGACGCTCTCAATGACCGACTGCGTGAATGCGTCGAACGCACGTACGATGTCCTTGAACGGCAGCGCCGCGTCGCCGCGCAACATTGACGCGCCGGCCGCCGTGCGCATGGGCTCGCTCGGGCTGTTGGCCATGTCGCCGCCCGTCATCGGCCCCACGAACGTCTCCGCGTCCGCGAACTTCATGAACAGCTCAATGATCTTGGTTAGCTCCGGTAGATGGCTGTCGATCCCGACATTGCGCACGGCGGGGAACTGGGCCGTCGCGTCGCTGCCCTCGCGATACCACACCTTGTACGCGGACGTGGATGTCAGGTCTTGATCCTGCCGCAGAAGGTCCGTGTTCAACTCCAGCTGGGGTCCGCAGCCGACCGACGCGTTGTCGAGCAGCATGCGCGTCGCGGCGCTGATCGCCATCTGGCTGTCACGGATGGCGTTGGGCAACCCGAAGCCGATGGGCGAGGTGTCATCCTCATCGAACAGGAATACGTGGGTGGTCTTGACGTCGGCGTCGAGCATCCTCCACGGGTTGATCGTCGCCCGGATCACGTTGCCGTCCAGCATCCCGATCTCGGCGTCGAGATCGTCCGCCAGTTTGTCGTCCGGGACGTCGCAGCCCGCGAGACGCAGATACTCACCCGACACCGCGCCGTGCCAAGTGATCATCTCGTACTTCATCGTCTCGGACTTCATCTCGTTGACGTTGACCTTGACGCCCATGGCCCGCAGCTCGGTCTCGAACGGCTGAGCGCGGTAGTTGCCCTGCGGGTTGCGCTGAAGAAATGTCCTGATCTGATCCGGGAAATAGTCGACGCGATCCATGAGCTTGCGCACCTGCGCGCGGGACATTACCGTACGCGTGAAGTGCCCGTCCATGCTCGCGAAAGTCTTGGCCGAGAGGTCCGGGTAGAAGTCCCAGACCGGCAGAAACTCAAAATGCGGCTTGTAGACCTTCTTCGAGCGCGGGTACGGCACGCCGTCCACCTCGTCCCACACCACGGCGCGACCCTCACGGACCATCGGCCCCTTGAGGACGCCCAGGCCGTAGAGAATGCCCGACCGGATGACGTCTCGGTTCAGTGAGATGTAGTCCTTGCTCTGGTGACCGCCCAGTTCCTGGAGCTGGTCGTCGATCAGCCGCTCCAACTGTCCCACACGGCCCGCCATGAACTCCTTGATGGCGTTCTGCGCGTACTCGACGTCGAGTTTGGGCTGCGTTCCCGCGTCCTCGTCCCGCTGTTTGGCCTCCTGGAGAGCCTGTTTCACCTCGTCGAGCGAAATATCCGCGTCCGGGTCGGCCGACAGCTCCCAGTTGCGCTCGTTTCCGGGGAACATGAGGTTCATCAGCCGAGAAAGCACCGAAATACACTTCACACGAGTGATCCGGGGGTAGGCTTTCGACCGATTGACGCTCAACTCCTTCTCGATCTCGGGGTCGTAGATGCCCAGATACTGCCGCTGGTTGCGCAGCCACCGCAGTTCCGCGATGCGCCGGTCACTGACGTACTGCATGAACAGGTGATTGAGGTTCTGCCCCAGCTGCCGCAGGTTTGCCGCGTCAATTTTCTTGACCGGGGAGCCTTCCGCGGAGGGCACCACGACCGCAGGCGGCTTGATCTCGGCTAGGGCGGTCGCGTAAGTCTGGGCCATGGGTTCATCTCACGTGATAGCTGCGTCCCGAGAAGGTCGGCGGCTTGAATGCGGACGGACCATACCGCTGCTCGCGCTCGGTCTGTCGGTGGAAGTATCGTAGCAAGTATCCGCCGCTGTCGCCAGAGTGCGACCACTGGTTCTTCTCGGGCTCCGCACCCTTGATGATGTCCTTCTTCTGGTCCATCGTGTACCGCCAGCCGCCCTTGAGCGCCCGGATGAGCACCCGGCAGCTCGGGTCGATCTGGAGCGCCGGCTTACCTCCGACCAGTCTGGTCAGGAAGTGCCGGTAGGCGTCCAGCCGCAGCGGCAGCCGGTTGTTAGTCTCGGCCTCGACCCGGAAGTGCTTCTGGAATGTCTTGACGACGGTGCCCTTGTCGTTCTGGTTGCGGAACGATCCCGCTGGGTCGGGCGCGATCACCACCCGCGCGCCTGGGCACCGCTCCCTGAGCGCCGGCTTGAGCCGCCGCGAGATCAGTTCTTCCGCCGACATGCCCGCCTGCACCAGCTCATGCAGGATGTTGATGGCCCCGTCGTCATCCTGCTGACCCAGGTACATGGCCGAGCCCGCCAACCCAGGGTCGAGCCCGACCACGACCGTGCGGTACGGGTCGAAGACCAGCCGCGACTTGGCGACGTGCATGCTCTCAATGAAGTCCGTGATCACAGGCGTGCCCGCGATGCTGAACCCCCACTCCGCTTTCACGAACTGGTTGATCCAGGCGCTGCTCTTGCCCTTGATCAAGTTCGTGTAATACTTCGCCTTACCCGGCAGGTTCTCGACATTCTCCGCGTCTGGACCCAGCGCGCTGGGCTGGAGGAAGTACCGGACGTTGTCGGGCCTGTCCTTGTGCAGATAGTCGAACCACCACTTGTCCTCGGTGCTCGGGTTCGACGACCCCCACATGCCCCAGTTCGACACAGGCGTGCCATCGGGCATCTTATAGCGCCCAACGCGCGCCGAGAGCGCGTCGATGATCGGCTTGGGGATTTCCACGAACTCGTCGATGATGACGAAGGTCACTTCGAGCGAGAGCACGCGCGCCACGTCGTCCGGGGTGTCGAGCGGGCGGAACAGCACCTCGCACTCGACGTCACCGAACCGCAGCGTGTAAATCTTGTCGGTGGCGTTCCAGTGACCCGCCTGTCCCTGCTTGAACCAGTAGCCCCACGACACCAGTGTGGTGTCCTTGAGCTGCGGCATGGTGTTGCGCACGATCACCGCGCGCGTGCGCCGGATGCCGTCCGGGCTCTTGGCCTGGAGGCTTGCCATGAAGCACAGCTTGAAGAAGATGCCCGTCGTCTTCCCGGACCCTACTGGCCCGACGATCCAGTCCATGAACAGATCGCCGGGCGTGTAGTCCTGGATGAATGCGCCGATGGTGGGCGGCGGAATATAGTCGATGACAGTCGTCACGACCTACCACTCCCAGCGATCCACCGATGCTTCAGGATTTCCATCTGCCCCAAGGCTTCGGAGAGGCTCGGCGTGCTGGACGCGCTGTTTCGCCACGGCATCCCGTCCAGGTAGTGCGCCACGATCACGACAGTGTCGATCTTCCCGGCGCGCGCGTCCTCCAGGCAGCTCTCCAGCAGCGCGACGACACTGCGCCGCGTTTCCTCGGTGGCGTGAACGACTGGGATCGGTACGACGGTCAACCTAAACTCTCTTCCGTGGACTTCGGGGTCTTAGGATTATTTCCCGAAAATGGTCTTCCGCAGCGTCTGGTTCTGGCCGCCCGAGCCCCAGTTGCCGCTGGTCTGCGTGTCTCCGGGTCCGGGAAGCGGCGCGGGCGGCGGGGTCGGCACCGACGTCGTACCGCCCGCGAATTTCTTCATAGGCGGTCCCTTGCCCTTCATGGGGGGGCTCGCGCTCTTCCCCTTGGTCGCGCTCGCGTCGGCTCGCGGCGCTCCTTCCTTGGCGGGGCTCGCGCTCTTCTTTCCGAAGGGGTTCGCGCTCTTCCCCTTGGTCGCGCTCGCGTCGGCTCGCGGCGCTCCTTTCTTGGCGGGGATCATCCCCTTGCCGGATTTCATCGCGAACGGTGGCATGGCCATGGAGGTTCTCCTAAGCAGTTTCCGAGGGTGGCATATCTGACGCAGTCCAGCCATCTACGCAACTGGGGGTAACCCAGGAACTATCCGAATGACTCTCACTGAGACCACACTCATCCGCGTGGACATGCTCGAACGTCAACTCCTAACCAGCCCATTCATCCCGGTCGTCGATCTGGCCGCCATCGTGGAGCTGTCCAGGCTGTGCCGGCGCGCATGTTCCGCGCCGACTAAACTGACCACCCTAGAGCAGGTGGTGCTGCATCTCAAACCAGATGGCGCAGAGCGGCTATCAGGCTTTCGACGGTCTTGGCCAGCTCCTTGATGTCCAGGTCCGCGTGCGACCCAACGTTGTGGAGCATCGTGAACAGCCCCTGTGACTGAACCCTGGCGCGTGTCAGCGCCACGGCCTTGTCCAACTGACCCACGGGGGCGGGCTCTTCCACGCTGGTCGCGCGTCTCACGTTTGTCGTCTCTATCGTCGCCGGCTCGTCTACTCGGCCAGCTTGCGGGTCGCTCGCGAGCGCGCCCTCGGTGACTTCTTCCTCGATCACATGCGGGCTGGGGGTTTCCCGCGACGCGTTCGAGATGCTGGTCTGGGTCACGACCCCCGTGACCGGGTCCACGGACTGGACGACGGTGTTCCCGCTCTCGACGGTTTGGGATGTGGTGATGGCAGGCTGGGCTTCGTCGGTCACTGAGATGTCCTTCTTCATGCATGATCTCGCGTCTACTCGCGGATCATGTCCCTTCGATGGTGACGCCCCGATCTGGAGCGGTGAGGTGGATGTTAATCTGGAGACCAGGGCCAGCACCAGCCCCCAAAGCTCCATTAGCCTTCTGTTCAATGCTCGCGTCCAACCCAGCGGCGCGCACCGTGAACTTGATCAGGTCGGCCTTCACGCTGGGGGCCACTTGGTCGTTGGGACTGTGTATGAGGCCCCACGACGTCCTCAGCAGTTCCTCGGACTGGAGCTGCGCCTTGACGCGGAAGGACATGCCCTCTTTCTGGAGCATGTCGGCGGCTTTCTGGACGGCCGCGCCAAACACCGGATCGGCGCATAGGCGCTGCCACTCCGCGCGGTCGATGCCGTAGGCCGCGCAGATTTCCTTCGGCGTCTGCTCGCGCAGGGCGATCTCAATCGGCAGCGTCGGCGGCCACCCAATCTTCGCGGGGTCGCTATCGAGTATGGTGAGCGGGCTCGGGGTCGTGGCCATGATGCTCACACATTACACAAGATGCACGCGCTGACAAGGTCTAACCAAGAAGTCGATCTTGAAAATTCTGGAAAAAATGTATGTTGGCGCCAAGGTCTAACCAAGAAGTCAATCTCGAAAATTCTGGAAAAAATGTATGTTGGCGCCAAGGTCTAACCAAGAAGTAGATCTTGAAAATTCTGGGAAAAATGTATGTTGGCGCCAAGGTCTAACCAAGAAGTCGATCTTGAAAATTCTGGAAAAAATGTATGTTGGCGTCAAGGTCTAACCAAGAAGTCAATCTTGAAAATTCTGGAAAAAATGTATGTGAGATGGGTGAAGCCCCGCCCCATGCGAGATCAAAAACCCCTTGCCCCCCTTCGCCGACCGCGAAAAGAATTACTTCCTAGGCTGCCTGACTGACAGACAGTCATGGTTGGTTGCTCGTGACATAGGTCTGTGACAGCCTGTCACAAGGGCCGATTTGACATGGGTCACTGACCATGCCATAGTGTGTACTCATTCAGAGCAACGCTAACGAGAAACCAGATGCAGGAACCTCGCTATATCGCAGACTTCACGGCCATCGGCCGGCTGAACAACTTCAAGCGCATCATAGATGAACGCATTGCCCGAGCGTTCGCTTTCGATCCGCTCGCCAGCGTCAACTATCGTAAGCGTGGTGGTCTACACTTCGCAACACTCGCGGGCGTTAACCTTTCGTGGTCCTTCAAGCGCAAGGCTCGCAAGCCCGCGCCAGAGGCGCCTATCGATCAACGCGACGCTTGTGTCGCGGAGATATCAGAAGCCCGTCGCAAATTGGCGCGCATCTGAACAACAAGCCTTTGTGACCAAATGTCACAAAGGTTCCTTCCCCTAACCCGACTGATTGAGGAATTGTATCATGTCCAATGCTGCTAAAACTGCTAATGCCGGTTCCAATCGCGCCGCTGTCCTCGACACTGTTTTCATTGCGGCCGGCGCCTTCGAACGCGCCGAAAGCGTATGCATCAAGGCTATCGTTGACGCTGGAGGCGATCAGGAAGATATCAAGTATGCCTTCTACGCTGGCGTCATCGCCGAAGCGCACGGCTTGTCTAAAGAGGCTTCCTACCAAGAACTTGGCAAGAGCGGCGCGACGTCGAAAGCGGCTGACGATCAGCGCCGCACGCCAGCCATTGAGCTTACATATGGCATGGCGCGCCAGCGTTGGGCGCGCGCCTTGAAGCGCGCTGGTCTAAAGACTGACAAGCCTAAGACTGCGAGCGCCAAGAGCGCGCCCAAAGTTCCGGGCGCGCCCGAGGCCGAAAGCCTTACGCTTGGCGATAGCGCGCTAATCGTTCCGCGCGTCGCGGATATCGGCGAACTCTCTCGCTATATGTCCCTAATGGCTACACACCTGACACACCTTATGAGCGCCAACGCAGCAAAATTCGAGGGCGCGCTAGGCATGGAATATCGCGACGCGATTGCGGGCTTCGTATCCATCGCCGCGCATATGACGGCGGAAAAAGCCGAGGCGCTCCATACCGCGCAAGCCAAGAAAGCGCCTCGGAAGAAAGCCGCCTGATAGTTTTCACCTTGGTAACAACTTAGAAAATATCAAGTCTAGCCCCGCGCCGAAAGGTAGCGGGGCTTTTCCATGTCCGTATTCTACAGTCCAAAGGTGTAATCCATGCAAGCTCTCGGCGCGCGACTTTTCGACTTGGTGAAAACGTTCGTGGCACCAAGTCATGAAAATGCACTTGGTATAAAAACCATTTATATGAACCGGCAACGCGCCCACGTTGTCCGGTTTTACACGTTGTCCCTAATGTCTAGGCACCAGTGGCGTCAATGAAATCAATGACTTAGCGACTTCGATCCTGGCTAGCCCTTGTGACCAAGTGTCACAAGGGCTAAGTCATTGATATCACTATAGTAGTGACATTATGCCAAACGACAGTAACATGTCTCGACCGTATGATTTTTCTGTCCAGTCGCATGTGGCTGTAACCCATTGAAATAAAAAAACACTTACTATTATATTATATGTCCTATCTAAAAATATAAGAGATACATGAGGGAGCCAGATTTTTACATCAATCCATTGTGTAAGTTGGTACGTAGACATTAATAACAAAAAATCAATCTATATGCGTGTGTCTCTCCCTTTTTTAGGCAGGACATTGTGGATATCGGCGTGCGCCTTGAAATTTCAATAACTTACGCGCATTTACCCATTGACGAAACCGGACAGCGGCTGCTATGAAGCTGTCCCGAAGCGCCCATCTGGTAAACTCTTAAGGAAATCAACGCGATGCCGCGACATGGCCAAAAATACGGTTATCAGCCCCGCAAGCTCGCCTACCACGACGTCTATGGCGACCATTATCAATTCGATGCGACAATCGAGCGTATGCGCCTACCGCGCACCACGAACCCGATGTTGCTTAGGCTCGCGGACCAATCTCATGGGACTGGTGCGAAGATTGTGTGGACCAAGTACCGCCAAGCCACTGCGTGCGACCGAGGCTTCTTTTTCCATCGCACCGCCCCTGACAACCATGTCACCGTCATCCCTGTTGGGTCACGCTTCACCGACGCCCACGGGATACTCGCCTACATCCAAGGCCGAGCGTTCCACCATGAGCGATGGGCCATGATCGCCCTAGCCTTCATCCGCCAACAAGATACCGTGGGTTACCGCTACGCTTGGGATCGCGAGGTGCGCAACTACACGCCTAACCTACGTTGGTACAAAGCCCTACGACACAAACATGAGACGCGCGAGACGAGAGACGAGAGACGAGAGACGAGCCGGCGACGATAGAGAGTGCGAGACGAAAAAGAGATCACCCCTCTCGACTTGACATGGGTCACTGAGTATGCTATAATACAAATTCAATAGGGATATGTGTAGCTGGTTGACCCTGTGACGACAAAGAGTATCGTCTCGCGCGTCCACTCGCGCGTCTCTCTCTCTCGTCTCGCGCGTCCACTCGCGCGTCTCACGTTTGTGTCGGTCCATCCACTTGTGACCGACTGTCACAAGCCGACAAACGTGAGACGACAAAGAGAGACAAACGTGAGACGCGCGAGACGAGAGAGAGAGACGCGCAACTACACGCCTAACCTACGTTGGTACAAAGCCCTACGACACAAACGCGAGACGAGAGAGAGAGATAAACCAATGCCCTACGCACTGATTGGTCGTGAGATACCTCACGTTGAAAGCTATGCCGAGGCGGTCGCCGCGTGGGAACGCGCGAAGCGATGGCGCTCACAGAGCTACACGCACAACATCAAGCATGGCTCTCCGGGCCGTGGTGGCGGCGTGTGGTCCGAGACCACGGGAGACACGCTGCACCCCAACGAGCGGCGCATGGGTGAGAGCACAAAGCGCTACCACGGCATCATTAAGTACGACGATGGGTGCGTCGCCCTGCGCTACCATGACACCAACGTGGTCACGTGGCGTCCAGACGACACGTTCGTGGTCACGGGCTACGAGTCTCGAAGCACGACGGCGTTCGCGGATGCGGCGACGCCGCGTGGCGTGTCATTCAATATGACGGCGTTCGCGAACATGGGCGAGACCACCTTCATCGTCCGGCTCGCGGGCAACGCCAGCACGGGTCACAGCGAGCGTTGGTGGACGCCGGGACGGTTCTACCAGATGCGCCGCGTCTGCGCGTTCACAAGTCGCGACGATAGCCGGCCGAGTGGACGAGCCGGCGACGACAAACGTGAGACGCGCGAGTGGACGCGCGAGACGAGAGAGAGAGAGACGCGCGAGTGGACGCGCGAGACGAGAGAGAGAGCCGGCGACGATAGAGAGTGCGAGCGCGACCAACGAGAAAGTCGAGAGTGGCATCCCGGCCCGGCCGGCGTCATACCGTTCGACTGGCCTGTTGTGATCGAGAACAAGGCGCGGGCGGCGATGCGTGAGACAGACGCGCATGACCTTGCGCACTGGCTGCGCATGGCGTGGTCGATGCACCCCTTTGACAACGCACGTGGGTCGGGCCAGTCGGGCACGTTCATGAGTGACGAGAACACATATGCGATCCTCAAGGACCGCAAGCGCTGGCGTGAGTTCATCACGAACGGGTTCTATCATTCGGTCCATGCGATCCACGACCGGCCGCGCGCGTGGATGAGCTATAACCAACCGTTCAAGACCGATGACCGCACATGGTATGCCAACGCGTCGGTCCGCCGGGCGTTGGACTTGGTGCGGCTGGCTGTCTACCGCAAGCACGGGTGCGTCATCACCCAGCGGCGCGAGTGGCTCGCGACCAGTGGCGAGGTGCTCGCATACATGCAGCTGCGCGAGCGCTATCCTTGGGTTTGAGATATTCGTGACATAGGAGACCTTGATGCGCATTACACGTAAACTTCTGGTCCGCCACAAAGCCTGTGAGGCCCAGCTCACGCTGTTCGACCAGCACTTCCCTGACGGCATAGACGTCACCGAGGCCGGCTGTCTGGCCGCGGCCCAGTTATTCCAGTGGACCTGGATCGCTCGTAGGGTACTGCAAGCTCAGGCGTACGCTGAGTACACGCGCGTCCTGGCTCAGGTAGGGGATGATTACAAGCGCGCCACGGATCAGGCGTGTGCTGGGTACGAGCGCGTCAGGGGTCAGGCGTACGCTGAGTACGAGCGCGCCACGGATCAGGCGTACGCTGAGTACGCGCGTCGTTGCGCCGCCGCATTCGGCCGGCTGGCTGAGACTTTGTGACGACACTCTTTGTGACGACACTCTCTGTGTCGGTCCATCCACTTGTGACCGACTGTCACAAGCCGACAAACGTGAGACGCGCGAGACGAGAGAGAGAGGGAAAAATGTCCACCATCAAACAACTTGGGTTGCTCATCGGACCTGACGACCTGATCGATGCGATGAGCCTAGCTGTCGCGCGCGTCAAGTCGTGGGATGGCAAGGGCACGCCGCACTGGCAGCAGATCGCGCGCATGGACGCCAACCAGCTAGGCGCGCGCATCGAGAGTGTGTTCGACGCCGCCCATGGGTTCAGGCATATGGCGTTCATCTACCGCACCCACGACGAGCGCGAGCGATGCTGGAACTTCGTCACCCGCCCGCAACCCACGGTCACTACTGTACCGGCGCAAGCCGGAGCGCCGCAAGCCGGCCGAGTAGACGCGCGAGACGACAAACGTGAGACGCGCGAGTGGACGCGCGAGACGAAGGAGAGTGCGAGCGCGACCAACGAGAAAGAAGAAGTTCAGAAAGTCGCCTCGTTGGTTGAGTACGGCGGAAGGCTTCTCAAACGAGGGAAAGGAAAAAGCGCGCCATGAGCATCCCGTTGAACCGCCACTACCGAGAGCGCGAACGACGCTACCGCCGCAGGCTAGGACCGTCCATCCTGCCCTGCACATGCAGGCACTGCTCCCGGATGAGGCGGTTCGCCAAGGATTTCGAGAAGTCCATCACCGTGCGGAGATTACTTTGTGACCGAGTGTCACAGACAGATGAGAGAGAGGAAAAAGCGCGCCATGAGCACAACTAAACATCCGGGGCATCCGAGCCGCGTCTATCATGGGTTCGTGCCCCTGCGGACCCAGCAGGAAATCGAGGAAGCGCTCAATGAGCTTGACCGATGGGATGGAATGGTCGAAGCTGCCCTACGCTACACGGCGTGCGACGCTCGATACCTGGACGAAACATCGCGAGGGGTACATGCCGATCTTGCGCATTGACCTATTTCACGGGCAGCACGCTAATCGCCGGGCCGGCAGTAGCGGGCTCAGGTATTTCCCGGCCGACGCCCGTGAGATGGACGAAGTACGGCTGCGGTGGTGTGGCCAGTGTCGCCTTGAAGCCGATTGCGGTATCCTCGCCAAGGTGGAGATGATGCTGGCGCTCACCGCCAACGATTTTCCGGGTGTGATCGCGGACGCGATCACTGGGGAACATGACAGGCGGCCCGAGCAATGGGTCATCCAGCCCAATGGGCAGCCCAGGTGCGAGAGCATGCGGCTGATCGGAGTGAGTGATGACTGACCCCAGGTGGACCCACGATGACGCCCGTCAGGCCGCCCTGGAGGGCTGGTGGCTGGTGATGGGCGATGGCGGCGTGCGTGTCGAGCTGACACGCGCCACCATAACGCAGGCGTGGGCTGAGTACGAGCGCGTCAATGCTCAGGCGCAAGCTGAGTACGAGCGCGTCAGGGGTCAGGCGTACGCTGAGTACGAGCGCGCCACGGATCAGGCGTGGGCTGAGTACACGCGCGCCACGGATCAGGCGTGGGCTGAGTACGAGCGCGTCACAGGCGCGCTCCTGGACGCCACGCTCACACGCATCGGCGCACTGGCGGACGAGGGATCACCCATGCACGAGAAGGCGCTGAGGATCGTGGCGGCTTCACAGCTGGGCGTGTCAGCCGAGCACTTGGTGGAGGCACGGGATGCATAGATATAGCCCCAGGACCGCGATGGCTAAGCTCGGATGGACCCAACATGACATCCACCGCGCCAAACATGAGAGCTGGGCGCTGTTTGAGCTGACCGATGGCGTTGGGTGTATCGGCATCAGCGTGTGGTCACTCGTGCGAACCACGGCTCCGCTGAGTGCGCGCGCGTACCTCAATCAGGAAGCCTACAACCATGTGTGTCGTCGGGCTGACGAAGGCTCGGCGCTGCACGGGAAAGCGTTGAAGATTATTACGGCCTATCAACTAGGAGTTCGCAATGTCCCACGCAGACAACCTGAGTAGCCAGCACGCTGAGCACGCCAGGAAGCATCTCATCGCGCGAAAGCGCGCTGAGGCCATCGCCGCCATTGACACGTACATCGATCTGCTGATCGCCGTCCGGGAGTTCGAACAGCCCGAGTGGTTCGCTGGCATGACACCTGAGCAGATTTACAAGGAGCTGGATCATGCCCATCCTTGAAGCGGATAAGCCCTACGCCAGCCAAGTGTCGGCGCATCTGCTGACCACGGTCATCCGCGTCAAGGAGATTGAGCAGGACTTGATCAGGCTCGCCATCGCGAGGCGGCATTGCGGCGTCGGCGGCAAGACCATCAAGCTGGAGTGGGACGAATGAAGTTCAAGCTCACCGTCGAGATCAACTGCGACACCGACGTGTTCCAGCCGTCGCCAGAGCGGGAGGTGAAGCGCATCTTACGCGACGTCGCGCGTCGCGTATTCTGGGAAGACCGAGAGCAACCGCTTGATATAACCGTCAAGCTCTATGACATCAATGGCCACCACGTGGGTGAAGCCACCAGCCACGCAACATAGGAGGATTATTTGCCCCTCTTGATCGCGGCGATCCTGATACTCTTCATACTCGGGCCGCTCATTGTCTACATCGACAAACACTGGAGGTGACCAATCATGTACGTCAAGCTTGTGATACTGGATCGTAAGGTGGGGGGTAAGACCCCGCCGACGCCGTTCAGTCAACTCATGGCGGAGCACGGCGTCAATCCGGCGAAGCGCAAGACGCTGCTCCAGCAGATCAAGCGACATGGCTGTGTCTCCGTGTTCGATATGCGCAGCGGGGACTACCTAGGTAAACTCTACGAGGTGCGCGATGGACATCCCTAAATTCAACGACGATGCCTACAACGGCGACACCGTCGAGTGGTCACACGACGGCTTCGAGTTCGTGGCGACAATCCACGAGGACCCCGACGCAGGTCCGCCCGACAGGGATGATGAAGGGTTCTGGCCGAGCGCAGACCCAAAAGACCCTGGGTACATCGGCGAGCAGAAGAACCCACGGTCAATCATCGGCCACAAGGCGTGGGCCACGCGGGTCATGAACGCCTGGAAAAACGGTGAGTGGTTCTATTGCGGCGTCGCGGTGGATATTTACTTCCAAGGCATCCAGCTCAACGATGAGTACGCCTGGGCGTGCTGGGGGATCGAGTGCAACTATCCCCAGCGCAGCTCCCGCTACCGACCCAACGACCACGTCACTGAAATGACCGGCGAGCTGGCGCGCGAGGCGCTGCATAACATCGAGAAGACGCTCATCGCCGCGTGGCGGGGCCAGGGCCATGTGCTGGATAAGCTGGCCCCGAACGAGGGTGACGAGATGACCCTGGAGTGGCTGAAGGCCGCCCAGGCCCTCGCCAAGAAGCTCTCTCTCGATGACGATCTCGCGCACCCTTGCGTTGCTGGCTCGTCCGCTCGGCCGGCTTGTGACACTCAGTCACAAGCAACATCTATCGCGGCTTGACTGGAAGTTCTCACTGAGCTAAAGTTCTCTCACTGACTGAAGGAAGATTATCGTGGAAAGCATCAACGCCAAACAGCTTAAGAAGATTGTGAAAGAGATCGTCATCGGCCTCGAAGAGCAGGTGATGGTCGAGGGACCGACCGGGATCGGCAAGTCCGAGGCCATCGCCCAGGCCGTGGAGGAAGCGGGCGGCATGCTGGTGGACATCCGGCTGGGGCAGTACGACAGCGTGGACATGCGTGGCTTCCCAGGGCTGGACAAGGCCACGGGACTGACCAAGTGGCACGCGCCCAGCACGATGCCGTTCGTGGGCAACGACAAGTTCCCGGACGACATCCCGGTCGTGATCTTCTTTGACGAGATCACCAGCGCCACGCCGCCCGTGTTCGCGAACTGCTACCAACTGGCCAACGACTGGTCGCTGGGTGAGCACACGCTCAAGCCTAACGTGCGCATGATCTTCGCCGGCAACCGCCAGCAGGATCGCGGCGTCGTCAACCGCATGCCGATCCCGCTCTGCAATCGTCTGACGTGGTACAGCATGGTCCCGGACGTGAAGGCGTGGAGCGAGTGGGCGCAGACCCAGGGCGTGCCGCCGATGTTCATGGCGTTCCTCAATTATCGCGGCAACCTGCTGCACACCTACGACCCGGACAAGCCGGAGCGCGTCATCGCCACGCCGCGCACATGGATGAAGGCGATCAAATATTACTCGTCTACTATACCGGACGATATGAAGCGCGCGGCGATGCTCGGCGCGGTGGGCGAAGGACCGGCGATGGAGTTCTGGGGGTTCCACGACATCTGGCACAAGGTGACGCCGATCAAGTCGATCCTGGCCGATCCCGTGGGCTGCCCGCTACCCAAGGAAGAGGGCATGAAATACGCCACGGCGGTCAGCGTCTCCGGGGCGATGACCGTCAAGACCGTCGCGCCGCTGTTCACTTTCCTGAAGCGCATGGACCCGGAGTACGTGATCCTCGCATGGCAGCTGGCGCTAGCTCGCGACATGAGCCTCTACGAGGGGCCGGAGATGGTCGAGTTCTCCAAGCGTTATCGCGTGGTGTTCAAGTGAGCAGCATCTGTGACGTCTTGTCACAAACAACCAAGGAGAGAACTGATGGGAAAGAATAGTCCAGGCTACAACGACGTGCGGCGTGCGCGCTACGCTACGCAGAAGGCGGCGAAGCTCGCACAGGAAAAGTCCGGTGACGCCGCGTCGAGCACAGCGCGCTACGCGGAAACGGTGGCGGCCGTGGACGGGCCGAAGAAGACCAAGGCGCAGCGCAAGGCAGCGGCGGACTTCACTACCGGGAAACCACAAGTCAAGGAGGCGCTGATCGACGTCAACCCAGTTGTGCGCACGCCGAAGAAGGCGAAACCAATCGTGACCAAGCGGTGGGCCGAGACGCCGGCTCCGCAGGAAAAACCCAAGTTCACGATCACGGACAAGACGTCCAAGCACAGCTTCCAGCGCGGCGGCAAGGTGGCGGGCGGCCTGACCATCGACGGAGGCATGCGGCAGTTCACGATCTCGCTCACCGGGGCGCAGGCCGACTTCGTGATGCGCAAGGCGTCCGAGCACGGGCTATCCACCAGCGAGGTGCTGCGGCAATGTGTAAACGCTGTGAGCGGCTGACGGATAAGCAGGCGAGGATCGTGATGGCTGTCCGTCTCGATCTTCTCCGTCACGAGTGGGGGCGGGACTGACACCTGGAGAAACACGCACAGGTGGCTCATCGACGCGCGTGAGGTGACGGGCTTCGTTGAGCGTCTCACAACTAAAAACGTGCTTCGACGGCGTTGCCGCAATGGCCGTTGGGTGATTGAGGTAACGCCATGCGCAGGGAGCTGAGCGACAAATGCCTCGTGGTGCTCATGGCCGCGCGTCTCGGCCATGTCACTAGGGCGCGTGTGTCTTATCGCGGCACCCGGATCGAGACCTGGGTGCTCAACGGTGAGGATGTAGGGCGCGAAGTCTCGCGGCTCATACTCATCGGTGAACTGGCGCACCGCAAGAAAAACCGCAAGGCATGGGTAGAGTGATGCAAGGTCGCGACCTGAGTAAACTCACAGACAAACAATCCGTTGTGCTCATGGCTATCGGTCTCGGTCAGGTGACACATAGAAGAACCACACACCTGCTACGCCACTCGCAGTGGTGGTTGGGTGATCGCAATGTGACAGGCATTGTCCGACGTCTACAGACGCATAAGCTGCTCAGACAAACCCGAGACGGGCTAGGGCGCTGGAGGCTGGAACTATGCAAATCCATCTGACCGACGAAGAACTTAAGGTGCTCATGGCCGCGCTCATGGGTCACGTCACGGTCAAAATCATTGACGGCAGTGTGCCCCTGGAAATATTTGTGGTAGGAGACCACTATGGCGAAATATCAACTGACTGACGATGAGTCCGTGGCGTTTGTCACGGCGCTCATGGGGGGCTTGACCTACGGTCCTGTCCCAAGCGAGGATGGGTACATGCGAGAACTTGGGTGGCGGCGCGGGGAACAGAGTATAGACCGCGAGATCAGGGCGCTGCTCGCCGCCAACGTGCTTGCGTATCCCCCAGGCTGGGCCGCAAGAGACATGAACAAGATGCCTCGCAGATTGGTGCGTGGTTCACGAGCGATTGACGAGGGAGAAGAGTGATGACCAGTACCGTAATGACACCTATGAGCAAAGCGCGTGGACAACTGCTGATCAAGCATGTGTTCTACGCGACGCTGGTGCTCAACACGCCGTTCATTGTGGACAACACGCTCCCCACGGCGGCGACTGACATGAAGAGCATCTTCTACAATGAGAAGTTCATCGCCAGCCTGGATACCGACACGGTGATGTTCGTCCTCGTCCACGAGGTGATGCATAAGATGTTCAAGCACGGCCTGCGGCGCGGCGGTCGCAAGCCACACATGTGGAACATCGCCTGCGACCACGCGATCAATCTGATCATGGAGAAGGGCGGCTTCAAACTGTGGCCGAGCTGTTATCATGACCACAAGTTCGAGGGCATGAGCGCGGAACAAATCTACATGATCATCGACGACGACGAGAAGCAGAAGGGCAACGAGGGCGACATCCCGATTGACGGCGGCTTCGGCGGCGACCTGCGCGATCCCGAAGACCTAGGTGACCCAGCGGCGGTGGCGCAGATCGAGCGCGCCATCCAGCAACAGGTGGCCCAGGCAGCGGCGGCGGCGAAGATGATGGGCCAAATGCCTGCGGGTCTCGATGCCATCGTGAACGGTGTGCTCAACCCGCCCGCGCCCTGGCAGCAACTACTCCAGGAGTATATGACCCAGGTCATGAAACTGGATGAGACCTGGGCGCGGCGCAACCGGCGCTTCGAGGACGTGATACTACCCACGCGGCATAGCGAGGGCATGGGGGAGTTGGTGATCATCGGCGACAGCTCGGGCTCGATGTCGGGATACTTCGCGCAGATCGAGGCCGAGGTGAACTATGTGCTGGAGCAGGTCAAACCGTCACTGACCCGCGTGGTCTGGGCCGATGACACGGAGGTGTCCCACGAGGAAGAGTTCGAGCCCGGCGAGCCAGTCAAGCTCCACCCCAAAGGGCTCGGCGGCACGGACATGCGCAAGCCCCTCAAGTACGTCGAGAAATACGACCCCGAGATCGTCATCTTAATCACGGATGGATACACACCTTGGCCGAAGAACGTCCCGTACAATCTGATCGTCGCGTGCAATACCTCCCAGCGGGTGCCGATTGGACGGGTGATCAGGCTCACCTAGCATCGTTCACGCTGGTCGCGTGGGTCGATACGGCCAGCAAGATTGTGGACATAGAGCTGCCGTTGCTGGGCTCGTTGGACATGATCTACGGGAGTAAGTTTCCAGTCGGCCGCTGGGCCGTGGTTGAGTTGCGGCAGATAAATCTGTTGGAGAATGTCGAGCTGCGGGCGGTGTGCGTACTCGACATGTTTTCCGTGGCTGTGACAGGGATGGGTCCGCCCTTTTGCAGGTATCTCACGCCGATCAAGGTCTATGCGGACAGAGACCACGCGACTATGTCGATGGCGATGCGAGCATCGGCGACTGACCGTCAGGAGTTGCTGCGAGCCGACCAGTCCATGCGGATCGGGTACACCGAGTTCCGAGCGATGCGACAACGCCAATCTAGACGTGACTTCAACCAAGCGTTCAGTGCTTTCACCGCACGCGACGTTACCTAGTGGAGAACCTGTATGTCTATCGCGACTGATTGTATGCTTGTGAACTTGCATCGTGGCGCGTGGGAAGCGCGCAAGCTAGATAAGGAGAAGAGCCGCGAGGTGGCGGCCGACAGTGGCGCGGCCCCCGATGCGGTCAACGTCAACAAACTGATCATACCCAAGGAGGCGATGTCCAAGGTCAACGCCGCGAGTGGCGCGGTCTACAACCACTATATCCTGCACACCCTGCCGTGGAAGGACAACGGCGACCGGCTGCTGAGCCGCAAGGTCTACATGAAGTTCATCGCGGAGCATGAAGGGCTGGTGCATTTGCTCAACGCCGAGGCCGACAACTTCGCTTTCACGGTCTATCCTGGGTATCGCGCCCAGGCGCAGTTCCGCATGGCCGGGCTCTTCAGGGTCAATGACTACCCAGACCCGACCGAGGTGCGCGCCAAGTTCTATGCGCGCATGGAGATCGACGCGGTCACCGAGGCGTCGGACTTCCGCGTCAAGGTCGATGCCGAGCAGAGCCAGCGCATCCAAGCGCAGATCGAGGCGAACCTCAACACGCGTGTCGGCGAGGTCATGAACAAGGTGTGGGGCCAGCTATCCAAGGCGCTGGAGCACTACGCCGAACGCATGCGCGCGGACGGCCGGCTCTACGACAGTGTCAGGGACAACCTGATCGATCTCTGCGATATCCTGCCAGGGCTGAACATCCTCAATGACCCGAACCTTGCCAAGCTTGGCAAGGAGATCAAGGCGCGGCTGGCAGGCTACGACGTCAAGATGCTGCGCGACCCCAAGGTCGGCAAGGTCTTGAAGGAGCAGGCCGCGACCCAGGCGGACGAGATTATCGAACAGATGCGGGGGTTCATGACCGCCTTTGGGGTGGCCGACGCGGCCGAATGAGCTATACCCACTGTAACGGTTCAGCGAGGCTACGATGGGCAAGCAAGTTCCATACGACGGCGACCCCGTGGTCGAGATACGAGACCGGATGCGCAGGGTGGAGACGCGTCTCACTCGGTACATCGAGGCGCAAGGTATCGACACTCAGGCGCAGCGGCCGGAGTGGCGCGATGGGGAGATCGTCGCGCCCACGCTGGACGTCTCGCTGCGAGACTGCCTGGACGTGGTGCCGCATGACTGGAACCGCAACCACGGCGTGGTGATCACGCGCGACGGCGAGCGCGTCGCGCTGGTCTACTTGCGGTGATCTACTATACTGGCTTGTGACAGTCAGTCACAGAGCGCGCGTCAAGCTCCTTGTGGGTCCGCGCGTTCGGCGGTAAGGTTCGCGAGTTAATTGGAATGGGAGTGATTGATGCGCACACCTTTGGATTTCGCGCGCGAGTTTCTCACGAGGAACAAGCTTCTC